ACAATTGGATTTTGTCTTAGTATGGGACGTTCCTTATTACCAACACCAAGTTCTGGATTATAAAGTTTTAATGCGCCTGGGCCAGAAACAAATTCACATTTATTCATAAGGAACTTCAAATCTTCAAACTGGCTAGGAGTCCAAGTAGATCCGTTTTGTGATTTGAATAAAGATCCTAAGTATGGTTGTTGTGATACAATTCTTCTCTCACTCTCCTCTAAATTTCTATCAGCTATATCTTCATCACCCATTCGTGCAATAAACACATTGTAATTATTAGACTGAGATATTAAGGTCAATGCATATTCTCCACCACCACCTTCAAGAAATACAGGAGATGGGAAAGTAAATCTAGTTGGTACAGTACCAAATTCTGAAATATTTACTTGTTCTGGATCTAATACAACTTCACCAAATGGCACAATTGTTCTAGTTGGAAATCCAGTTTGCATGGTTCTAATTTGACATGTAACTGGGATTACATCATCTTTTGTTTGGAAGAATACGTCAACAGAAGATACAAATATACCATTTGCCTCTGTAACTTCAAAGGATTCTGCAAGTGGATCAAACCACTGTACCTGTTCAGTTGTTCTAGTATCAAATCCAGTGGTTTGTTGGAAAGTATTTGTACTTTGATTAGATATAGTTGTGGAATCATTTAGAGTTGATTGTTGAATATCTGCAGTTCTTACACTCAACACATCTTCTTGAAGTGTGTTTAATGTTCCTCTGGAGTTAAACGATGATTCAGCAACTGATGCTCTATCAACTGGAGATCTAGAATCTACTGCACTACTTGATAATCTAAATGTATTAGTTCCTGTTCTAAACTCTGGTGCTGATGGTAAAGAAGCTTCGGGAACAAAGAATGATCCTATCAATGCACCTTTCTCATCACTTATCAATCTAACATCTGTTACTTTAGCTTCAGCACCACTTGTCTGACCTCGGAGAATCATATTCTTACCTACAAATCCTTGGAATGTTCCAAGAACTTCTTGTTGTAATGATCCAGTATCTATATTCAATATTGAACTAGTTGCAGAGTAACTAGAACTGATACCAATAGTGTCTGAATATGGATTGACTGCATAAACTAAAGTTGGATTATTATACGCACCAAATTTATGATTTGGTTGTGCAGCTCTAAATGAAATTGAAGCTGCATTTCCGTTTGCAGATGTTTGCCAATCATCAGATATTCCAGTTATTGTTTCACCAACTTGGAAAACTCCTTGTTGCATTGATATTTCAATGAGTTTAGGTGATACATACTTGTTAACTTCTTGACCATCAAAAAATGCATAAAATTGTGTTCTTGGTTGTACTCTTGTTGCAACAAATTCTATATTCCTAGATCTCATGAATGGAATCAATTCACTACTTACAAGTTTATTTCCAAGACTTTGAGTATCAATATTTTCATTAACTTGGAATTGAATACCACTTCTAGTTAATCCCCTATCTATTGTAATTGTCTCTTCTACAGTATCTATAAATTCATCTACAAATTGAGTTGTGGTTATTCTTGCAGGCCTACTGTCTCCGCCAGGATGACCCTCTTGTCCTCTACGTACAGTTACTGTATTTGAACCAACAGCTACACTATTCATATCCCTAGAAATTACATTTCTTTCAATGTCTACTGATGACCAAACTTCTTCCCATCCACCCCACTGAATTGGTGCAAGTCCTGTGTTTGGATCCACTGCTAATTGTTGCATGGCTTGTGTGAATCCAGCATCAATATCAACGACGTTAGAATCGAGTTGTTTTTCATTTAACCAAACATCACTATTTGGATTTAATTCAACACCACCAATCCATGTTATGACTGCAAATGGGTTTACGTTTTCAGTTCTTGTTGCTAAAGGTTGATTAATATAGGGTACTTCTGTGTAATCTAAAGTTACAACATCACCACTTCTTTTCAAATCGTTTGTCTGTAAATCCGCAACTTGAGTTAAATCAGCTGCAGGATCTGCCGTTGTTCCAATTCCAATGACTTGTTCTGAACCTAGAAGTAAATCTAGTCCATGTGTATAATGTGATGGTCTTAATTCTCCAACTTTTTTATCAATAGAACATCTAGAACAAGGATGACTAAGAGATTGGCCATTATGACTTCTAAAGTTATCTACAAAAAATCCAGACTTAAATCTATCAAGGCCAGTTTTAGCATCCACAATGTTAAGTGAAGCAGTATCAGTTTCTAATAATGAAAGTTGTGTATAAAATTCTACATTCTTTAATCTCGTTTCCAATCTACCGATATCAGACATTGTATATCTTTTATGTCTAGCTGATTTAATAGTAGAAGCTTTTTTTGCATTTCTAGCGAATGGTAAGACTGATATAGTTGCAACACTAAAAGCACCAACTGGATCTGATGGAGGAACTACATCAGATATTGATGCAGGAGCTCCTTTTTTTAATTCAAAGAATCCATCCTTACTTAAAAAGACCTTATCTATTCTTGCTAAGTAATGTGAATATCCTAATGTCACCACATCATCTCCAACTATCACAGGAGGTTTGGGATTTCCAGAAACGACAAAACTACGATTATCATAGCCAAAAGGAGAGACTGAAGTATTAGTGTATTCGTTAATTCTGGGTCTAGCATCAATAAAATCTGACAAAGGAACACCTGAGAAAACAGGCATGTCAAACTCATAGTTATCAGAAGAGTAACTATTTGCACTGGCAAAATCACCAACTTCACCATCAAGTATATAATGATCAAATATTACTGCTAATCTTTTTGTAGGTTCTCCTTCACCTTCTTTTCTGATAATTCTTCCATAGTCATAGAATTCTGGTCTTTGACCGTTATCAAATCTAAAACTTTTAGTTATATCTTTATCACCTTGTGCAACTAATGAAACTTCACCCACAATACCAGAAGATTGGAAAGTAGCTATCTCCTCTTTTTCAAATTGTATGTCATTTGTATAAATGATGTCCACAGAACCAGAAGCTTTAGTAACTACTCGAGCAGTAGCTCCACTATTTTCACCAACAACCAATTCCCCAGTGACTGTATTAGTCAGATCTGCAGATCTGTTGATAAGACTTATACTTGGTAAATTAGGATCTCCAGTTGTGCTTGATTCAAAAACAGCTAAAACTCTTAAAACATCAGGAAAATTAAGACATATTTCTTTATCTTGAACTCTTGTTCCATATACATTACTTGAAGTTAAACCATCACCAAGAAGTCCTGTACCAGAACCAGTTTTTTGAGATCTATTAATTATTATTTTGTGACATTCATTTAAAGTTTTTTTCTGAGATATAACTTGTGTTCTTTTTACTGTTGCAGTAAAGACTGCAGCGTTGTTTTGTGACAACCCTTTCAAAGTCACAGATTTTCTATCAGCCGAAAATACAAGATTAGCTTCTCTTAAAACTTGAACATCACCATTTGCTACATATGTAAGATTATATCTTTCTTCATCAAATACTTCAAAAAATTCATTGGTCGATGTTATTGATGCAGTAGCTGTTCCACCACTTGGAGTAAAAGTAAATCTTTGTCTAGTTGATATCTCAGATGAAGACAAATCAAGACTAGATATCGCAGCCTTCGGCATATCTGATATAAAACCAGAATTTTTACCGTCAATAATGCGAGGCCTTATGATTTTAAAATCACTAGTAACTAAAGTAGAACCAGATGGTAATTCTTTTTGACAAACTCCAGCTACATCAGTACCTAAAGCAACGAGAGTAATTTGTGATCCGTTTGAATTAACTGCAGATACCCTGTTAAATGTTGGATCAGTTTCTCCCGATTTTTGATACTTTACGATGTCATTAACTTTAATACCACGAGAAAATCTAGCTCCAGCTACAGTACATGTACCACCAGTTGTGATTGTATATTCTGTGCCTGCAGGAGCTGGACTGCCTTCTCTTGAAAGAACTGTATCAGCATTGAATGTAGAACCACTTACTTGTTGATAAATTGATTTAACATCATCAATAGAAAATTCTGTAACTGCGGTTATAGTTTTACTATCATCAACTCCATTTACTCTAATTGGTTCATCAACTATGAAATTACCACCAGTAGATGTTAATGATAGAGATGTAGCATTACTTGCAGCAACTTTTAAATGTCCTCTTGCACCACTTCTCTGACCCTCAATTAATGATCCCACTGGCGCAGTAAGATTACTATTAATTGTTAAAGTTGTAAATGTTTGTATATCCCATAAGAATAATTCATAAACACTAGTGTCACCAGTGTATCCAGTTGATTCTAATTTATAATCATAAACTCTTGCATCACCAATATGTCCAGTGGCTGCAGATGAGTGAGTCGCACCTGTTCTTTGACCTCTCAACTGAACCGTATGATTAACACCCATACCAATAAAAGGTGTTCCATAAACACGATTTACTTTTATTTTACTGACTTTATCAAATGCAAATACTTGATTTTCTAATTTTCTAATCGTTCTTGGTTTATCTACATCTATAAAAGTACTACCAACTTTTTCTATTTCAAAACCTCTTACATATGCCTTGCCAGGAGATAGTTGAATAATCATACTATCACTACTTGGTTCATTACCCTGTGAAGTTTTTTGATCTTTAAAATATACTCCATTATTTCCTTGTCTGTCATTTAGAGATTCTCTGACTTGAACTCCAAATTGTTTTACATAGTAATTTCCACTTTCATCAAATGTTCTTCTTGCAAACTCATCAGCTAAAAGATTATAATCAGTCTTTTTAACCATTCTTTGAATGGCACCTTTGTTTAATCTTAGTAACTCTATAAAGTTTGCATCACTAAAATCGTCTATATCTTTTTTAATTAGTGTTGGTTTTAGTTGAAATCTATCGGCGCCTGGAGCTGCAAAGTTTGAAAATCCAGCTGCATTATCAAATAAAGTAGAATCATCAAATGCAGATATTACATTTTCATCTATAAACAAACCAACTCTATAAGATGGATCATTACTATACTGATCAATAATAACCGTTTGAGTAGCTACTTTAACAAAGTATCCACGAATAAAGTATACACCTTCTTGAACTGTTGCTGCAGTTCCAAGTGATGTTGCATTTAATGCTATAGCTGTAGCAAAAGGGTTATTAGCTATGACTCTTGATATACCATATTCAATATCACTAGATGTTACTAAATTTTCTCCATCATTAAAAACATTAGTTGCAAAGTCATTTCCAGATTTACTATATTTTACATACAGAGTATTATGTCCTCTTTCTGATTGAGTAGCTAATATATAATTTACAACTGTTGCCTCTACACCAGATATTTCTCCTTTTATTGTTTTACCAACCAATTTATCAAGATATTCTGATATTGGAATACCTAAAAAAGTGTCCTCTAGTTCAACAGCATGATACGATGAATCATAACCAATTTGGCCAGGAATGACCATTGAACCTTCTTTAAAGAAGTGTTGTCCAAACTTCTCTATTTGATTTTGAAGTATTGTCTGTAACTGAGTTAGTTCTCTAGCCTGAACTGGTATGCCAGGCTTAAATAGAACTCTGTTAAAGTTCTTTTCTTCATTAAAATCAT